CGATGTGGCCCGCGCCATTCCTATGGCTGTCAATATGTGCTTCGTCCCAGACGAGGCCCAGATTGAGGCCCGTAGGTTTGAAGTGAGTCATGCCGTTCGTGAGCGGAAGGCCAAAATGGCAGCGATCCGGCCCCATCAGGGCTTACTCTCTGCCGTCTTTGGATGCGGGGGGGCTACACCCCCCAAGTCCTGTCCATAGGGGTGCCTAAGCACGATCACCGGCTTCACAACCAAAACGCCTATACGGAGTGAAGTTCCAGAGATGGAGATACGGCTAGGACACTTACCCGAAAAACCCCGGACTTTATACCGTTATGCAGGAAACGGTATTTCGCGAAAGTTCGGGGTGCACAACAATTCCTTGCACAATCTACAGCGTGGTCTACTGGAGCGGGTTTATCGGGTGGAGAAGGATGGCGTCCTTGTTCCACCACCTGCCCCAGAAAGCTACGGAATGTTTTCAGCGAGGCTGTCTAGGTTCAGCGAGGCTCTTCGGCCAACCACACTCCTCCCTTTGAGCGACGAACAATTTGTTAGTCGGTATTCGGGGCGCAAGAGGTTGGTGTACGAGAGGGCTGCAGCTAGCCTACTACTGACCCCAGTTAACAAGCGGGACAGCAGACTGAAGACGTTCGTGAAGGCTGAGAAGCTTGATCTCAAGTCTAAGCCAGATCCAGCCCCTAGGGTAATACAACCACGAGACCCTAGGTATAACGTAGAGGTAGGCAAAATGATAGGACACCAGGAGAAACGCTTGTTCGCGAATATCGACAAGATCTTTGGTAAACCTACCATTATGAAGGGGAGGGATTGCTTGAAAACTGGGCAGTGCTTTTATGAAGCATGGTCCAAGTTTCATGAGCCCGTAGCAATAGGCATGGATGCTAGTCGTTTCGACCAGCATGTCAGTGCTGAGGCCCTCACCTGGGAGCATTCCCAGTGGCTGAAGTTCGTCCCTAGGAAATATAGGCGCAAGCTTAAGGAACTGCTATCCTGGCAAATTGATAACCAGGGTGTAGCCTATTCCCAGGGCGGACGAATCAAGTACAAAGTGAAGGGAAGAAGAATGTCTGGTGACATGAACACTAGCTCAGGGAACATATTGATAATGTGTGCCCTGATTTATTGTTACTTGTCCTCAGTCGGTCTCTCACCTCATCAGTACTGGTTGGCCAATAATGGTGATGATAGTACCATTGTGGTGGAGAAGAAACACCAGTCGAAATTGGAT